CTCGTATCTACGTGAGCAAATAGGAGTAGAATATGAATCACACTAAAGAAGAACTAGAAGCGGCTAAGTCAAAGCATGAAGACAGTAAACTCTCAAGAGATGACACCGCTGTTTTGCTTCAACATCTCATAGATAAAGAGGTGCTAGTAAAATCTGAGTTGCCGAGTAGATTAAGCCGTAAGTTAAAGTAAGGTGTATTAAATGAGTATAGATCAAGTTAGCGCGTCCATAGGTGAACTAAAGGCAGAAGCAGCTTCCTCTAAGAATCAACGTGCTGAACTGTTTCTTCAGGTAGCGGACATTAAAACAATGGTTGCTGATCTAACTGTTGTGATCCAAACAAATATAACTAAGGATGATATAAAAATCGAAGAAATTGAAAAGGACGTTAAGTCACATGGGTCCTCCATTGGAGAACTTAAGAAGTTTAAACAACGTATGCTCATTGGTATCGCCGCTATTGGGGGTACTGGTGGCATAGTCGGAGCCTTGACTACTGGTTTAGCTAATAAGCTAGGGTTAGGGTAATCAACTCATATATATATAAAGGAACATAATATGCCAATTACAATCGTACCAAAAAAGAAACCAAGGAATACACCAAAGAAGACACCAAAGAAGACACCTACGAAAAAGAAAAGCCGAAAAGTTAAAGGCTACTAATATCATAAGGTAAAAAGTATGGCTGAGTTTGGAAAGAGAAGCGAAGAGTGCCTAGCGTCTTGTGATGAACGCATACAGCTAGTGCTTAGGGAAGCAATAAATCATTATGACTTTGCAGTAATCAAAGGACACAGGGGGGAGGATGAGCAGAATGAGGCATTTAGAAGTGGCAATAGTCAGCTTAAGTTCCCACTTAGTAAACATAATCAACATCCTTCTCAGGCGGTAGACATAGTTCCCTACCCTGTTGATTGGGATAACCAGCAGAGGTTCCGTGACCTAGCTGTAGTTGTTAAGTCAGCTTGTGATACCGTGGGCGTAAGCCTTAACTGGGGGTATGACCTATGGGAATGGGACGCACCACATTGGCAACTAGGGAAATAACATGGCAAAAGATAAAATACATTTCTTACCGAGCGGAGTCCCATATACAGGACTTACTCATAAAACAAATGGTAAGCTAATGTCAGGGGCAAAGCATACAAAGACTAGCAAGATGCTTTCTCACACTAAACCTAAGAAGAAAAAAGTAAGGAAAGTATAATGCTTCCGTTTATTGGGCCAATCATACAAGGTGTCTTAGGCGTAGGAAAGACATACCTTAAGAACAAAGGTGAGGTTGCTCAAGCTAAACATATTCGTAAGCTTACAGCTATCGAAGGAGATCAGGCTTGGGAGATAGAGCAGGCTAAGAACCAAGCAGGTAGCTGGAAAGATGAGTTTGCTCTAGTAGTAATCATCTCTCCATTCATAGCTATGTTCGTAGCCTCCATCACTGGTAATATAGAGATGGTCAATAGAATAGGGGATGCCTTTGTAATTCTTAAGACTGACGTACCGGGAGAATACTGGTATTTACTTGGTGTAGCATTTGCATCTACATTCGCAATCAAAGGTGTTCCGTCTATGCTTAATAAAATTAGAGGTAAATAATGTCATACAGAACTATAGTGAATAAAGTCTTACGTAGACTTCGGGAGTCCTCAGTGTCTGCTGATTGGATCGGTGATCTTGCGGCTAATGCTGAAGTAGATGACTATGCTCAGTTGATTGGTGACTTTGTTAATGAAGCTAAGCTTAGTGTTGAAGATGCATGGAAGTGGACCACGTTAAGATCAGTAGTTACAGTGACCACTTCAGCCGCTACGAACAACTACACCATCACAGGTGCTACAGATCGTAGCAGAGTGCTACAGGTTATAGATAACACTAATGACTTAGTACTTAAGATGATGTCTGATCAAGCCTTCTTGGACTACAAGTACGTAGGCACTCAGACAGACAGTATACCTTCGTACTACAGACTTAATGGCACTACAATAGACTTCTACCCACAGCCTGCCGCAGCCTACGATATTAAGGTTCACATGGTAATCCCTCAAGGTGACCTCACAGAGGCCGCTACAGAGCTAACAGTTCCTGAGCTACCTGTGGTACTCGGTGCCTATGCTTTGGCCTTAGCGGAGCGTGGAGAGGACGGTGGAGTAGGCGTAGGTGTTGTAGCCGCTAGATTCGATAGTACATTATCTGATGCAATAACTCAAGATGAGTCACGTACAGTGAATGAAACGGTATGGTATGCCAGTTAAGCCGCTACGTCCCACACGATTAGACGGGTTAGGTTCTAAGGGACTTAACACTCAGGCCAGTAGTTCTACTCTAGGACCAGAGTGGCTAACTGAGGCATCTAATGTAGTCTTTGACTTTCAGGGACGAATAGGTCCCCGTAAGGGTATCAAAGCAGTCTCTAAAGTCTTGGCTAATCCGGTGAAGTCCATAGGAGAATTCGTTAAATCAGACCGTACAGTGTCCTACTACGTCGCCTCCAACAATACTATATACCTTCGTGATGACTCTACTGTACCAGAGACACTAACTGCACAGAGCTTTGCAGCTACACCACAGACCATTACTGATTCTAATTGGCAATGGGTGAACTTCAATACAGAGTTCTGGGGTATACAAGCTGGTCATATGCCAATCAACTTAACCGGTTCTACATGGACTGACATTGATGATCTAAGTACATACGTAGTACCCGGAGGTGTAACTACATTTGATCCTTCCTGTGCTCTAGGTGAGTTCGGACGTATGTGGTACGGGGGTGTCAATGAAGACTCAGGTACACTCTACTACTCAGACAACCTTATTGGTGAGAAGTTATCAGGTGGTGCAGCAGGTTCATTAGACTTACATACTGTATGGGGTCAAGATGAAATTGTAGGTCTAGCTTCATTGATGGATCGTATCATCATCTTTGGTAAGAACAACATAGCTATCTACACAGGTGCTTCAGACCCTGCCACTATGGCCCTTGAGGAATTGATCAAGGGTGTAGGGTTAGCTGGAAGAGACAACATCGTATACATGGGTGCTGATCTACTCTTCATGAGCTACGAGGGACTACAGTCGTTCTCACGTATCACTGAGTCAGATGGTAAGTCTCCACTACAGGACATAAGCATTGCAACACGTAACACATTAGCCTACTATCTATCTACTGGTGATTTAACCACAGTTAAGACAGTGTACCATAAGATAGATGGACTAGTGATTACCTTTGTTCCAGACAATAAGTTAGCTTATGTGTTTGACTTTGCATCCGGTGAGATGCCTAGGATAACTACATGGAACTTTGCTACTGCGCCTCTGTGTGGCGTAAGTACTGTGAGTGGTGATCTCCTTATGGGTTCAGCTACGTACTTAGCTAAGTATGATGGTTACTATGATGTGGACATTACGAACACTACAGCCACTAATACAAACCAGACACTATGTGAAGCTGTAAATGGCGTATGGGACTCAACGATATGTTGGTCAACCACTAACCGTCTATATAACTACACATGGTCAACAGCATGGTTAGACTTGGGTGAGCCCGCTATAACTAAGATACTTAAGGAATCATTCTTCTCCTACACAGGAGGCAGGGGTTCAGCTACATCATTAAGTATCTATGTTGATCACGACTCAACTAATCCACTGGTGAAGAACTTCAATCTAGCACCGGCTGAGACATACGCTACATACGCAGCTAATGATTCATTCTACGGTATATCCAAGTGGACTTCTAAAGTAGGCCCAGTAGAATATAAAGTACCATTAGGGCGTACTGGTAAAGTAATTAAGATGAAGATGATAACTGAAGTCGCTGGTGATTATTCAAGCTTAGTGTCGATGACGCTATTAACTAAACAAGGCAAGATAAGGTAGTATATGATATGGGTAGTTTTTTTAGTGATTTAGGAAGTAACTTAGGTGGTCTGTTCTCCGGTGGAAACAACAATCTACTTGGGTCTTTAGTTGGAGGTGGCTTAAGTTTCTTAGGCGCACGAGAGTCAGGTCAGTCCACTCGTAACGCTGCTCAACTACAGGCAGACACGATCAATGGTAATGCTTCAGCAGCTTTAGCTCAAGCACAGCCTTGGTCCGTAGGTGGATTAGGTGGTACTGCTGAGTTCGATGAAGGCAATCGTACTATCATGCAGAACCTATCACCTCAACTAGCAAACATATACCAAGGTAGCTTAGACCGTAGTGGTATCTGGGGTGGACAGGCTACAGCATTAGGTGCTGATCCCTTTGCTGCTGCTGATGCATTCTATAATCAGCAACAAGGATATTGGGACCCTAAAGAACAGGACCTACGTACTAACTTAGAGACACGTCAGTTAGCTCAAGGACGCTTAGGTAGCACAGGTGGTGCTAATGAGCTAGGTCAGCTTGAAGAGTCAATTGGTGCAGGTCAAGCACAACGGCGTACAGCTTCCTTTGGTCAAGCTCAAGGATTGATTGATAGCTTACTTGGTCGTGAAGTAGCTGATATTGGTCAAGCTACTGGGTTACTTAATATCCCCGGTCAGATGACAAACCAAGGTATGGGCTTAGGTTCGGACTTAGGTACACTAGCTGCTGCTGGATTGAAGTCTCGTGCTGAAGGTGCTCAAGCACTTGGGCAGGCATTTGCACCTAGTGCGATGGGCTCAGTCCTATCAAACGTAGGTGGTATGTTCACTCCTCGGCAGAAGACTTAGGATAATTAATGGCTTATAATGACCCAAATAGATACACTGGCGCTGAGTTACCTGAGTGGTTATCTGCGTTCTACAATAGAAACAATGTCCCTGTAGCACCTGTGGCTCCAACCGTAGCAGCGGCTCCTCAAGGATACCGCACAGCACCTCGGCAATACTACAGAGGACAACAGCAGGCTGTATTAGGTAGTGACAGTGGTGGTGATGACCCTGATGTCAATCCTAATAATGTTGACCTATCTGGTCTTTGGTCCAGTGGAGTTAATAACATAACGTCAGAAGTGAATAGCTTCATGAAAGACCCTTTAGGTGCTATTGGTTTTGACACTAACAGTAACGACCCGGCTAATCCTTTCTCTAACGTAGGTGAAATGTCTAAGAACATAGGGAAAGCAGCAGGGTTAAGTACCTTAGCCACCGGTCCTCTGGGAATGGCAGTTGAGGGTGTAGCTGGATTGTTTGAGACTAGTGCTCTAAATGATATGTTAAAGAGTATGAATGCTGAAGAGCTAGATGTGTTTGATGTAGCCTATGCAGCCTTATCTCCTACTGGTACACTACGTGATGAAGCAATGGAGTCATTTGACAAAGGTATTATGACAGGTAATGTGCAGGAAAGCCCTTGGTCAAGAGCAGCTAACGTGGGTAGTGATGGTTGGAATCAGATGGATGAATCATGGGATCGTCAGAATAACTACAATGCATCTATGGATGCTTGGGATGCACACAATGGGTCCACTCAGGACAATAACAACAATGACTTTAACTCTATGATTCAGAATGCAATCAATACTTCTCCCACTCAGGACCCTAACAACGTTAACTTTAACGCTATGATTCAGAATGCAATCAATACTCCAGTAGCACCTAATCCTGCTCCAGTTACAGTGCAGCAACTTCCACCGATTGCCAGACGTGCTACTCCAGCCGACAGTGGTAGTTCTAATGATTATTCACCCGGCGATTTTGATGATGGTAACAGTGGCGCTGGTAATTTTGGTGGCGGTTATAGTGACGAGAGTGGCTATGATAACGAATCACAAGATTCAGATTGGTAAAGGGAAAGATAATGGCTCAAAATAATACAAGTGGTTTGTTCGGTGGTGCTAGTGTGGAAGATGTCTACGCTACAAAGAGAGCAGAGAATCGTGCTAAGGTACGACAAGCTGGTGCTGATAGTGCTAACATGGGTGGTAACTTCTATGCTAACCTACAGGCTAAAGCTAATGAACAATTAGGTCAAGCAGCACGGGGTGTTGTTGGCGGTCTACTTGAGGGTACGTCTCTAGCTCCGGCTGAAGACCCTCGTCTTGCAGCAGCTTCAAAGCGTGAGGCTGATCGTGTTAAGTTTCAAGCAATGTTTAAAGACTTGAAGATGGACTCATCAGAAGACTACTATAAGATGGCTCAAGAATTCCGTATCGCTGGGTACTCAAGTGAAGCAGACAAACTTGTGACACAAGGGCATGGCTTTGGTAAAGAGAAGCGTGAGAATACTTTAGTAGATGTATCTGTGGATCGTCTTTCGTTAGAGACTAAGGTCGCTACGGATAAACAGACCCTTGAGAATCAGAAGCAGAAGTTCGTTGAGACATCCACTAATCGTGGGATGGATGCTAAGGACGCTGAAGCAGCCTTTGCTAAGGTCCTAGGTAAATTTGAGATGAAGAATAAAGGTCAGCTTACTGTACTTCAAGCTAGGAAGTTATCTCAGGACTTAGAGATCGAGACTTCTAGGATTGCAGTCACTAAAGAACTTGGGTTAGGAAACTTAAGCGTAGCTGAGACCAATGCTGAGACTAATAAGTTTAATTCTAAGGTCGCTGAAACATACGGATTAGTTGAGCAAGGCCGTAAGAAGCTTACAGCAGCAGCAAGCATTAAGAATGCGGAGAATACCTTAGAATTACAATCCAAGCTAGGTCTACTGTCTCATAAGAATGAAACTAAAAAGTTAGATCAAGCTGGACAACGTATAGCACTTGAAGCTGATCGTGATCAGTTTGGTCAGTTCTTAAAACTAGATAAGTTAGCTTATGATAAACTATCCACTGATCGTTTGTTTCAGTTATCACTTGATAAGCAGTCCTTTGATCAAACACTGGCAAACCGTGACATGACATCTAAGGAATACTTAGCTGCACATAAGGTCAACATAGACGGTAAAATATTTGACTTCAATACTATGGATAAGGAACGTGCTCACGTAATAGCTCT